GACCTGTTGTCTCTGTTCAACTGTGGCACCCTTCTTCCTATAGCCAAGACTCTGGTAGATAGACCCCATTTCCAGTGGTGCCACCCACCTAGAGCCATCAAATCGAAAATCCCTTTTCAGAAAGGATGCTCTTTCTATGGCGTGAGGTGGCAATGCCCTTTCAAAGGGGCTGGTTTTATCTCCGTTGGTTATGGTCCAGCCATAGTCGCTAGCGGCGACCGCTAGGTCATATGTGTTTATGTGGCATACAAGGGGATCCCCAATCCCGATTATACCATCATCACCGTATTCAACAAGCTCAAACAAACCAGCAATCATCTTGGCCACCTTAGGATCATCAGTTTCGAACTGATCACCGTAGGTACCCTCAGCGTCTATAAAGTGCTCACGTGGCAATGCCGGGGGCATGTCCAACAAGAATCTACAGTTAGTCAAGACATGCTTGGATATACATAGCTGGAATATGATACCCTGGGCAATATTGTTGACAAGCGTGGTTAACAAATTACCTGAGGGATTTGAACCACACCACTCCAGCACTAGGTCACCATATGCGTGCACTGAAGACACCACGGAATCCCTGGCCCACGCTCTGTACTTGAGAATGGTGGTATCGGAGGTGGGGCACAGATTGTCCAGGACATTGAAAACTGTGTGTAAAAGCTGGTGGCCCAAGGAGCCATCAAAGCCACCAAAGTCCGTGCACATGACATTGTCACCAACCTTGTTAACTATGGCCTCCCAATCACCACTCATTGGATTTATGCCAACGGCAGAACCATTGTTGATCCTATTGGCCGGATCAAGGAGTGTGTTGATTTGCGCACCATAAGCCATTCTACACACAACTGCAGAAACCATGTCCAGACCTGATATCTTTCTGGCCTTACCCGCCAGGGCTTTATCCACTGGGAGAACCTCATCCTTGATGACATCCTTGTACACAGCCGTGAAGGGTACATCATTGGCTATGTCATCAAGAACCTTTCTGTAAGCTCTACAAACCTGCCATAGTATGGTGCGTTTTCATCTATA